GATCAACCCAAGCGAGCCCAAGTCGGTACGACCAATGCTATTAACGCTCACAACCGGGCCCGGAGACTTGCGCTCTCATGGGACCCCCCACCCTGCTAGGAGAAAGAAATGCCTATAGAGATTATCAATGGCCCCACAATCCCAGCGGGCGAGGCACTGAGCGACGCGGTGGACTGCACAGGCGGGAAGATTATCAAGATCACAATGCCCGGCAACTGGAACCAGGCAGACCTGACCTTCCAGACTTCATCCGACGGGGTGCTGTTCAATGATATTATGCGGCCTGATGGGATAGAAGTCAAGTGTACTATCGTACCGGGCACGGCCATAGTTGGACTGGAGCTGATTACAGGCTTCGTTAAGTTCCGTTCGGGCGGGCGTGAACACCCTATTAACCAGAACGAGCTTCGCGAGTTCGCGATCGCGGTACTCAAGCCCCCTGTTATCGCGGCCAATCTAGCCGTTGAGCAGAAATACTAACCGTTCGCGCTCATTGCCTTCGGCGAAGGCTTGTATCCCTGGAAGCCGTTGCCCTCGATAGAGATTTCGAGCATACGGGACTTCACCATGACCTCAATTATCTTTCCAATGTTATGAGCAGGGACCCGCTCGCGCAGAAATTCTATGACGCGACTCTCAGCGATTGGCTTTTTCTCTTTAGCATAGAGCGACCAGACATAGTTCCAGGTTTCGTTCATGCTGTTCGAGTCGCCACCGCCCACCATCGACTTGAAGATGTCGGGCATGTAGGTTTCAGCCTCTACGAGCCAGTTGAGAGCCTCGGTGTAGTGATCCAATCCGATTACTTTCTGCCCGCCCCGGGAGATGCTGGAGATCATGCACAATTTGAGGAGATGTGCGAGTCGGCGACTGTTGTAATACTGAAGCTTCTGGTGTGTAGGTGCTGGGTGGAGTCCTGACTTAACCCAGGCCTTGATGGCCGAGGCGGCGGGCGTCGTGAAACTCATTTGCCCATATTCTAGGGCAATGGTCTTGAGATCGTGCAGTAGGTCGTTGTGTACTCGTAGTGTGAATGCAGTGTTTCCATCCTCGGCGAAGGGGTCTCGGGCTACTTTGTCACCTGAATAGATGAGGATGGTCCTGGAAAGGAAGCCTTGATCCCATGCACCCGGCGGAAGAACCTCGTTAAGGTACGAGGGGGTGGTCGCCCCGAGAAGATTAATCTGTGGTTCTTTGATCTTGATATGAAGGTCTTTTCCTCGTCGCCGCTGTTCGATGTAAAAGCCATCGTAGACATCCGTTAGCTGGTTCATGAGGGTGGTCTCCCACGCGGGGATCAGTACTCCGAGCTCGCGAGAGATCACAGTCAACGAGTTGAATTCAACGTAGGGTTGGGATGCGTTAAGCTGGATGATCCGCCGTACCGCTTGCGCGAGGGAGTCGAGGAGACTCGCCGAGGTCATGTCACTGGGACCTACACAGATGTCTGGGACTTCGCGCAAGATTCTCTCGCCCGGGTGAATGGCTACACCCTTGCCAATGCCAGGCGGACCAACGAGGATCGTATAGAGGTTAGGGTATAGGGCGCTCCCCATGGTCCTAACCCACACCTTCCGTTCCACTGCAGCCGCAACGAACGAAATCGCCACCCACTTCCTAAGCAGTGGGGGCGAGGGTACGATCTCCGTGTAGTCTATGTATGTGTCGATCCAGCTACCTAGCCTACGGATACCTGCGGGTGCGCCCATCGGGGTACTTAGCCAATCCGTTCGGATTTTCTTCTGATGCCTTGGCCCAGTTCCATCCCACCTGACATTCTACGGGGACGACGAAGCGTCGTCCGCCCTCGAGTTCCAGGGGTACACGCATAGCCTGTAGAATTTGTGGTATGACCTCATTTTCTTTCTCCTCGGGATACTGTATCAAGATCGAGTCGTGACCTTGTAACATAATGCTGGCGATGTTTAGTCGCCATACGGCAAGCATTGCATTATTCATCTCGTCGGCGGTCATTGACTGGCCTAGGAAGGCTACCGCCTGTTTAAGGGTATCGTTCTCGTCGCGGCGGCCAAAGAACCAGCGCTTGCGGCCGAACGGGGTGACGAGGTAGCCCTCCTCGACAATGCGAAGGCGGACCCACTCGTGCAGCTTGGGTATGGCAGGAAAGGTAGGGAAGTAAAGGGCCTGAAAGTCCTTGACTACGGACTGTTCGATCTTGGTTTGTTTGCTCATTTCGAAGGCTGAACCAAGATAATTAGTACCATGTCCAAGCATTTTGCACATATGCCGTAGGCTGTGGTGGCGGTAGTATGGTTGCTCTGCAATGGCCCGATCGGACCTAAGGTTTCCGGTCCAGGGCAAGTCGGGTCTGGACATCTTTGCAACCGTCGTATGTAGGTCTCCGCTTTCACAGGCGTCAAGGTAGGTGGGGTCTCGGAAGACATTCCAGCACAACGCTCCTATGTTACGGCTGTCAGCCTGTTCGAGGTCGATGTTCGCAAACTTCATTCCTCGGTCGGCCACGAAGATACGCCGAAGGCGCTCTTCAATGTTCTGGAGATTTCCTCCAGTCCCGAAGTCATTAAGAGAACTAGAGAAGCGACCTGTTGTAGTTCCGGCAATGTTATAACTCGTGCGTAGCCTGCCATCGGCATCAATCTTTGTCTCAAGGACTCCGATCTTTTTACCAAAGTCTCGCAGAGCGAGGATATGTCCAATGATTGGCTGTGCGATAAAGTGAACTTGGAGTCTTTCAAGGGCTTCCCGGTTGACGGTTCGAACGAGTTCTCCCTTGTCGTTTCGCTTTCGGACCTCGGGTAGTCGGAGAACATCGTAGAGGAGGGCCGCAACATGACTGTTTGATCGCCACGCCTTAGTCTTACCACTATCTCGAAAAGAGGTGTATCCGACTCCATCATGAACGATCTGATATAGCTGTCGTTGGAGTCGGTCAGTATCACTTCGGTACTGGACAATGGCTCTCTGACGTTCGTGCTCATCAATGAGAACTCCTCTGCAGTTCATCTCCAGCACTGGGCCCTGAAGAGCCCGGGAAAGTGCGTAGGTATTGGCGGTAAGATTGTCGAGCTGAGGGAGGATCTCTTCGAGTACTTCGAGAGTCACACAACAATCCAAGCCGTTGTAAATCCAGAGACGTTCCGTCTCAGAGCTGGGCTGGCCGGGCTTGAGCAGGTCTGTTCGGGTAGTCTTCATCGGTCTCTCAGATGGGCATTGAACCACGCGCCCTTAGAGGGCGCGGTAACGAACTCGATAAACTCTTCCTCCGTGCCCGGGTAGTCATAACTGCCCGAACCACCGCGCTTAAAGACTACTGTGATTATGCCTTGGTGATAGCCAATTTGACTAATAGCCGACGAGCCCACGGGCACGGTGACGCCAGCCTCCTCGGTGTAGTTGATACCGAGCTGGCCCAGGAAATTACCGAGCGCGGACTCCGCCGCAATACCCTCAGCGGCTTCGCCCGCGGCAACTATACCCCCGGCAAGTCGGGAAAGAATTGTAGGGATTGCCATGTCAGTCTTCCTTCTTTATGGTTCCCTTGTGTTTGAGTCTGATGCCGAGCTTCCAGGCGGACTCACTGGTATACACTGATCCGAGATAATCGAGACCCTTAGGACTCTCAGGCTGGAGGGCGTGATGCAAGAGCATGGTGTCATGCTCAGCGTTAGTGATGGGAATACCATATCCCCTCCATAACCTATGCATGTCGAACAAGCCATTCTGAAATACCTTTGGTACAGGGCACGCGCACACGCGCTTGACCCATTGCCAAGCGGCAAGCTCGGCCTCGAGCGAGCCCCAGTAATTTAACCCCGGCTTTCGCATGTCCTCGAAGGGTACGACCAGGGCTATATCTATAGCCGGGGCGAACCCGATGCAGGTTATTCGGTCCCCTCGAGTTTCGATGTCAATGCTGAGTCGGACTGCGCCCGCAATGAACTTGTCGTAGAACCAGTCGAGCTCGGAGATAAGGGGTTCGGTGTAGATGGTGCGGATTGGCCGCCTAATCTCGGGATACTCTGACTCGCGTCGGGCTTTCTGGAGGTCGAGGACGGTAACGTGCCGGGCTTCGTATCCTCCTTGGAGGATGTAGGAGGGGTGGAAGGTGGGGAGGACTTTCTTTCCTGGGACAAGGATTGACTCTGCAACGGCTCCTCGGAGTTTACTAATGCGACCGTCACGTAGTAGCGCCCACGCGGCTGTTCCGCCTGCACAGACAATGACATTTGGGTCAACTTCAATAAGCTCTTTACGAAGTCTTTCCAATTCCCCGAGGTAAATGTCAAGGATGTACTTGCCACTAGATAACGGCGGTAACGAGTGTTTGACATCTTTGCGACTCCCACATAGGTTTTCGATCTTGTTTGTTGGGCGCGGTCTCAGATTGAAACAATTGGTTAGGAAGCAATCCGCGCGCCGAATACCAGCCTCAGCAAGCATGGTGTTAAGCTGCCAACCCGCAGGACCCACGAACGGCACCCGTTCTCGCTCCTCGTGCTCGCCGTAAGCCTCACCAACTATAGCTATTCTATACTGCATATGTTCTCTCGAAGGTATGTTCTCTAGCATGGCAAGTTGGACATAGAACTTCAAGGTTTTCTATAGAGTTATTTTCCCTATTCCGGTCTATATGATGTACCGGAAACTTTCTTGAAGTACTTTTACGATCACATCTCTCGCAGACATACAAGCTATATCCATTTCGTCTCACAACCTTCTTTGCAAAATACTTTGGGTCTATTCGACCAGCTGTTCTCGTCGGACTCTTCCAGTTCTTTATCTTGTATCTATGAACAATATAAGCTATATGTGCTCTCTTCTTATTGATCTCTATGGCTGCCTGTGTTATAGATAGCCCTTGATCTCTTAGAGCTATTAGCTTCATAAGAAGGTTATCTAACTCTTTGCCTTTTACATGCTGGTAGCCCTTCATTATGCGCCCCTCGATTTGGAAAAAATCCAGGTCAACAACCATACTACTCACTCACATAGTACCCATCCTTCATGGGGGCGAGATACTTTATTGGCTT